CTCGTTCCTGCCCGTATATCTGGACAAGAAGATCCTGAAGGTAGACCCGTTCCAGGTGCTCGACCAGAAGGGTGTCGGCAAGCTCATCAAGTATGCCGTAGAGAAGGGTCGCGAGGTGCGTCCTGAACTCCGCTGCGGTATCTGCGGTGAGCATGGTGGTGAGCCCAGCTCTGTGAAGTTCTGTGCTAAGATTGGCATGAACTACGCATCTTGCTCTCCATTCCGTGTGCCCATCGCCCGCCTCGCCGCCGCCCAGGCTGCTGTCGAAGAATAAACAGAAGTATCTGAATTTCAATAAAATAAGCGGAGACTCCTTTGTTTAAAGCGGTTTCCGCTTATTTGGTTTAAAAGCATTTTCAGCACAAAATGCTGATAATGAAGGCAAAAGTTTAGAGTAAATTTAGAGAAAATCAATATCAAGTTTAGAGCAAGTTTAGAGCGTATGGCAACAACATTCAAAGCTGTGGTACAGAAACAGCGCACAGATGGCTACTGGCCAGTCTACATCAGAGTGATTCATAACAAAGGTATCCACTACATGAAAACAGATAAGATGGTGGACTCCAGAGGGTGTGATAAGAAGCACGTAGTGACCGACCCATTTGTGTTGAAATTCTGTACGACGAAGATAGCCGACTACTATGAGCGTCTTAAGAAAGTGGATACATCTTTCTGGTGTGTGAAAGATGTGGTACAGTTTTTGGAGCAGGGCACATTGGACGTATGTTTTTCCGACTATGCCCGACAGTACCATGACGAGATGTATAGTAACGGTCAGCAGCGCAATGCCAGAAACTATGAGCTTGCCTACCAGCACCTAGAGCGTTATGCCGGTACTGATAAAGTGATGTTTTCCCACCTGACATCCATGTTTATCAATGGATGGATAAAATCCATGAGCAACACGGCAAGAGCTAAGGAGATGTATCCAATCTGTGTAAGACAGATCTTCAAGCAGGCTCTCATTGATTACAATGATTACGATACTGGGCTGATAAGGATAACGACGAATCCTTGGCCTAAGGTGAAGATACCGAAGGCAGATACCCCTGAGAAGAAAGCCATCAGCCTGGATGACTGTAGGGCATTCTTCGCAGCTCCTATTCCTGAAAGCCCCATGAAGTTTCCTTTGGCAGAGCTTGGAAGGGATGTGGCCATGATGACACTCTGTCTGGCAGGTATCAATACAATCGACTTATATTACCTGAAGAAAGAGAACTACAGGAATGGTATTATCGGCTATGAACGCAGGAAAACGAGAAAGGCAAGGGCTGATAATGCCTATATAGAGATGAGAGTTCCCGACATCCTGAAGCCTATTTTTGAGAAATACATGGATGACAGCAGTTCAGAGTATCTTCTGAACTTCCATCAGAGGATGAGTACGAGTGACAGTTTCAACGCCAATGCCAACATCGGCATTAAGCAGATATGTGAAGATTCACTAGGTATTGAACATGGACACACCTATTCTATATATACGTTCAGGCATACATGGGCAACTGTTGCACAGAATGACTGTGGAGCGTCTGAGTCAGAGGTAGGCTTTGCCATGAACCACTCACAGCACAAGATTACGAGAGGATATATCAGGAAGGTGGACTTCTCTCCTGCCTGGAATCTCAATGACCGAGTGATCGAGAAGATTTTCTTTACTGATGACTCTTCCAGCTTACCTGAGGAGCAGGAAGATAAGTTTGAAAGATTCTCCAAGAAGCAGATGATAAGGGGAACGGCATACTACAGAGGCAGGGTAGTAGCCAAGCTTGAAGATATTGGTTTCAACAATGTTGATGAGGTTATAGGAAAGCTGATGGGCATGATTGACGGCATCCCAGAGCGTAGTACAATCCAGATAAAAGTGGAGAATCTGGACAAAGACCAGTCACAGCTATATGAGCGTCAGGTAAGACACAAAAATAGTTTTGTGCTAGTGACTAGCCGTTATTGACAATTTTTATTTTGGCAACATCTATATGGATGTCTGCCTTTTTGTAGTTGGAGTTAAGCTCCTTGATGTATTCCTCAGTGGTGATGTCACGCTGTCCGTCCTCACCAAGAGTGATATTGGAGAGCTTAGGCAGGACGTATGGTGCCCATTGTGCAAGTACAGCAGCCTTTTTGTCAGGCTCCTTTATGCTCTCAATGTACTTGTCAAGCTTTTCAATGTGAGGACGCAGTTGCTCTTCCAACACCCTTCTAAGATTTGTTGTCATCTTATTGGGTGTACCTTTCTTTCTGCCTCCCATTTTTTCATGCCCCTTCTTGAATGAACCAGAGGTAGCTTCTCTTTTCTTCTTTCCTTTCTTTTCTTCCATAGTAACTATTATGATTTTGTGGCAAAGATAAGACTTTTTTCCGAAAGTGATGCCAAAGGCATTGCGTAATTTATCATTAGAGGCTAAAATGGATTATTTATCTTTGCTGCATAATATTAATTTTGCAAAATTATGGGATTATTTGGAAGTATTATCGGAGGCATTGGATCTGCTATCGGAGGCATATTCGCCTCAGATGCAGTAAACGAAGGCTACAATCAGGCCATTGAAGCCTATGAGAAGAGAATCAAGGATGTGAAAGACCATCGTGATAAGGTGTATTATCAAGACCCTACGCAGTCGGCAGCTGCACAAGGTGCACAGACGAAAGCGAAGGAAATTCTCAACGCAAAGACCAAACAGGCAGCTGATACTAACGTAGTAGCCGGTGGTACAGATGAGAGTCTGGCTCTACAGAAGCAGGCAGCAGCTCAGGCCGTTACTGACATGATAGGCAAGCAGGCGGCATCAGGTGAAGCTCAGAAGGAGGCCGTCTGGAACAATGCCGACAATCAGATCAGTGAGATGACGCAGTACATTGCATCTACTAAGCTAGGCAAGGCACAGGAGAAAGGCAAGGCTATCACTGATGCAGCAGGTGGACTTTCCAACATGGCTAACTTGTTACCATTCTAAAGGAAGGAGGGCATCATGGCAATAACCGACATCTTCAAGGCGACGAATGATATTGTTGGAGGTGAGGACAAAACGAAAGAAGTTTCATCTGCCACCAGCACTTCCAGTAGTGAGCAGCCACAAACTGAGAACTCAACACTGTCTCCGACTACAGGTCAGGAACCGACAGTTCAAACTGTTGAGCCGTCATCTTTGGAGCATCAGGGAACTGAGGAAAAGCCCCTGAACGCTACCACTGAAGAGCCAGCACCGAATTTACAGCAATCAAGTGCACCTGGACAGAAACTTGCACAGCAGGTAGTGAGTCAGAATCCCGAGTTGGTGAGCAGTCTGCAAGGTATTGTTGACAGGCACGAAAGGAAGAAGAATGCACCCGACTGGAGCACAGGCTTCATGAATGTCATCCAGAATGGCTATGAAGGCAGTATCATGCAAGGTGTAAGTGACTATAACAGATGGGCTACTGACAATGACCAGCCACCTTTGGATGCTTTTGAAGTATTCCCCCTTCTCCAGCAGTATGATACCACGAAGAGTTATCAGGAGAATGTTGATGACGAGAAGAAGCTTAAGCGTCAGGAGCGATGGGAGCAGATAGGCAGCGTATTGAGCCATGTCGGAAATCTCGTCGGAACAATCCTTGGAGCACCCAGTCAGAAGCTTACAACAGGAGCAGAGCTTACAGACCGTCAGCATAAACTCCGTGACTACACTATGAAGCAGCGCAGGGAAGCAGCCAACGACATGATGGCCTTGTACGACAAAGACAGGGCAGACCAGCGAGCCAATGAGTTGCAAAGCATCAATATTGACTACAAGAACCAGCAGATGGAGCTGGCACGTCAGAAAGCTGACAGAGAGGCAGAACTGGCACGTCTCCAGCAGGAGCGTGTGAAGGCACAGACCGCCAACGACGAAGCCAGAGTGAAGCAGCTTGAGAAGGATATTGAGAAGAAGGAGGCAGAGATCAAGCGTATGGAAGAGCTACTTCCCTATGAGGTAGCCCAGCGAAAAGCATCAGCCAATGCCTCTAATGCCAGTGCAAGCGCATCTTATGCAAGAGCCAACGCCACCAGGCAGGCTAATGAGGACTGGATTGACGAGGCAGAGGAGTGGGGAAAGTTATATCCCACCGAGTATGAAGAATGGAAGAAGGCTAACCAGATAGAGACAGGAAGGCGAGGCACTAAGGGACTGAATAAGAAGAATCCTGAATCCTTTGTGAAGCGTATGCGTAAGAAGTACGGCTCTGTCAAGAAGGTTAAGCAGGGCAACAACACTCCTCCCAGCCGTAGGAAGAATAGTAACAATCAAAACGTTCCACCAAGCAGAAGAAAATAAGCTATGTATAACGAAGAAGATAGAAAGTGGCTCTATGAGCAGATGAAGCAGTCTGGCGTAGACACAGGCAGTTATGACGATTTCAAGCAGAGTCTTAACAACCAAGAGGACAGAGAGTGGTATTATAACAAGAGTAAGGAGCTGAATCTTGACGTAGGCAGTCAGCAGGACTTTGATGACATGATGGTGGAGCCTGTTGCAGCGCAACCGCAACAGCCAGCATCACCAGCACCGACTCCTATGCAGCCAGCACAGTCAACTCCTATCAACGGCTATAAACAACCTCAGTTTGATGCCTCCAAGTTGCAGCGTCCTGACCAGCGTACAGACCTTGAAAAGACCTTCGACATGATACATGGCCAGCTTAAGCAGGCTAACCAGCAGCAGGCTCAGGAGAATGATGAGTTCTGGAGGAACGACCCCACGATGCAGCAGCGTCAGCAATATAACCAGCGCAATGGTATCGCACTTGACCCGACAGTACCCAGTGACCAACGAGGTATCAGGCTTGGTGTGCAGCGTCCATCAGCATTAGATATGGGCAATCCTCGCTATGCCTCTATCATCAAGAATGATGAGGCCGTCAATGCCGGTATGGATGTATTCGGCAAGGAGCTACAGAGAATAGAGGAGGCAGGCAGACAGCATCTTAAGGATGCAGCAGGCAGGAATACCCCTTCCACTTCTCCTGATGGCTATTTAGGTCCTGACATGGCAACGATGAGGGAAGCCAGTGAGATTTCCGACCCGTCACTTGCCATTCAGTCAGCCGTTGACCAGATGACAGCGCAGATGCTTCAGGATGATTACTTTACCACTGATGGTGAGAATCTGAACGATGCAGGCCGTTATGCTCTTCAGACGATGCAGCAGAGGATGATACAGCAGCTTGTGGAAAAGAGGATGCCACAGTCAAGTGCAGAATACATTGTTCTGAATGCTATCCGAAACAGTGACTTTGGTAAGCTCACGAGGATGGCTACCAGTACCCCCTTCCAGAACTATCTCGATGACCTTGCAGCCCAATCCTATCAGCCTGGCTTCTGGGAGAAGGTAGGAACAGGTGCTTTGACATTCGGCTTGAATATGCCTGAGTACGCACTTACAGGTGCAGCAGGTGGTGGACTGTCCAAGTTTATGACAGGTGGACTCACCAAGATTGTCACAAACGGACTCGTCAGAAGAGGTGTGGAGCGAAGTGTGGCAGAACGTGCAGCACAGATGGTGATGAGTAATACGCTCACAGGCCGTGCAGCTCAGATAGGTTCTACAGCCGTACATGGAGCTACCACATTCGGACTGCAACCAGTAATTGGAACACCTGTTGACCTTACCTATAAGGCTGGTCAACCCATCAACCCCGACGGAAGCGCATTTACTCCAGAACTTGATGACTATATCGGTGAGACCTGGAAGGAAATGAAGAAGGGAGCAGCGATGGGTACGCTCATGGTTGGTGGAGCTGTAGCAGCAGTGCCAGAGAAAATTGCACAAGGTGCCGTCAAGGAAGGACTTATTCGAGGAGCGTTAGGTTTCGGATACGATGCAGGCGTAATGGCAGGCTTCTCTCTTCACGACATGAAGGAGGCAGATCCCACTTTTGAGATAACTCCTGAGAGTGCAGCCGAGGCTTATGCTGAGAGTGCAGCCAGCTTAGGACTCCTTAAACTTCCTCACATGTTTGGTATGAAAGGACAGGTAGAGCAGGCAAGGCAGGCTCAGAAGTTCAAGTTTACTCCTGAAGAGAAGCAATATCTTCGTGATATGGGTATTGATGACCCTGTAGAGCTTGCACTGAGGATGGCGAACAGAGGTGCAGAGCAGCCCAGTTTCCTAAAGAGCATACTCAGGAACGACGAGCGCACACCTCAGGCTCAGACAGGAAAAGAGATTGTGAAAGATGATGCCGAGCCCATTGATGCAGAGAATATGCAGCAGTTGTCGGCAGTATACCGTTCCTTTATGGCCAGTGAGGCACCCGAGACGATGAAAGCCAAGGTAATGTACCTCATTGAAGGCAAGATGCCAGCCCAATTCTCTCCAGTGACAGGTACACGTATTGTCGAGGATGGGAGCAAGATATATGTCGAGACACTGAACCAACGAGGAGGTGTTATAGAGCGCAAGCCCATGAGAAGCTATGAGGAGGCATTGGCAGAACAGAATAGGCTAGGCTTCCAAGCTGACATGAATACTACAGAAGCTATTCAAAATCGCCTCGATGAGCTAGAGACTGCCACTGACATGAGTAATATGCTTACAGAAAGCTATGAAGCCATTCGCAGAAAGGCAGTATCAGACCCAGACAAACTGACAGCTGAGGACCGAGAGTTGCTTTCGATGGCTCAGAATATTCCTGCCATTCTGCAAAAGGCTAACGAAGGAACTGAATTGACACCAAGCGAGCAGTCTCTTCTTAATGCAGCATTTAGTCGTCTTAATGCCTATAAGCAAAAAAATGGCGCAGGAAAGCGTGTTGCAGCAGAGGTAGAGGACATGTACGACCTCAATGTAGGAGAAGTAGAGCGAGCCATGTACGGTCACAGCAAAGCTGAGGCAGAAGAGTTGGCAGGTGGAAACGGAATAGTAGAAATTGGTAATGGCATATACAGGACAGAACAGGAACAGCAGATTGTCAGTGAATATCGTCAGAGGATGCTCCAGCGCATCCAGGAGCACGAAGCGTTACGCCAGACAGAGACAGAAGCACAGACCCAAGAAGGAACGGTGCAGCAACCAGTAGATACTTCCCGAATGATTGAAGGTGAAGTACCACAGGAGCCAGTGGCAGAGACACCACCGCCTCCTGCTGATACTGAAGGTGACAATGGTGGAGGAGAAAGTAAATACACAGCACCTTCCTTTGATATTGAAACTTCCCGTCAGAGAGGAAGGGATGCCTACTATACTCAGGACCAGCCAACTATCAAGTCCATCGGTCATGAGATGAAAATGGCAGATGTCAGAATGTTCCGTTATTTCCCTTCCGAAGAGGCAATGAGGATAGATGAGGCTGTCAAGACTGGCAACCTAGAGTCTATTGACACAGAGTCAATGACAGCACAGCAGAGGGATGCTTTCGTGAAGTATGTCAATGCCTATGCCGAGGCAGAAGGTTTCAAGGCAGCGATGGAAGAGCACCATCAGCAGCAGGCAGCTCTGGATGAGGCAGCTATCGAGCCGTACAGGAACGAGGCAGGTGAGATTATTCCCTTAACACTTGACAATGGCCAGCAGGCTTATCATAAGTCAGGAGACCTTGCTAACAAGTTCGGTACTGTTACTGTCACCTATACCGACGAGACAGGTCAGCCAAAGACTACGAACTGGCCAGTCAGCAAGATAAAGGAACAGGGCACGGCTATGCCAGCAGGTCAGTTTGCAGAGCGTCTGAGTGCCGATCTTGCAGAACAGAGTGGCAACCGTGTGATGAACTGGCTCCTTGGCAATAATGTAGAGGCAGGTCAGCAGGTAGAGCTTACTATCGCAGGTGAAACGATGCCGTTTACTGTTGACGGCTTCTATCCTGATGGCGACATCCAGCTATCTGATGGCGATGGTAACATCATGAAGATGACCAAGGAAGAGGTGTTGAACATGATGGAAGCCACAGACCAGCTACAGATAGAAGCACAGCTCCAGCAGGAGGCAGCCCAATTCAGGGAAGCCCAGCGTCAGCAGCGTGAGGCAGACCGTCAGGCAGAGATAGCGCAACGCACGGAACGCTATAACAATGGTATTGTAGGCATGAAGGAAGGCAATCCCGACTTCACGGCAGAAGGCAGCGACCCAGCAGTTGTAGCCGAGTATCTGCTTGGTGCCAGCCGTCAGCAAGAGCAGACAATAGCCGAGGTGAAGCCACAGGTTATCAATGACATTCAGCAGTCGAAAGACGAACTTAAGACCCGTCAGACGGAAGCCCAGCAGGAGTTGAGCCGTGTTGTCAGTCAGCTGTCAGTCGGTAAGGATATTCTTGACACTGATGAGGCACAACAGTTGGAGCAGCGTCAGGCAGAGCTGGAAGCAGAGCTGCAAGACCTTGATGCCCGTCAGAGACGATGGGCTGATGTGCGCAGCAATCTGATGACCAAGGAAGAGGTGCAGCAGTTTGAGACCGAGCGCAGAAGTGACGTTTCGCAGGCACGTAAAGGTTTACGTCCAGCAGAACAGAACAGGAACTTTGGTCAGAACGACGAGCATATTGCAGTGAACGAGGATGGCACCATGAACTTTGGATTGACTCCTACAGGCAACGCCAACAACTACCTGCTGAGACATTTCCAAGACTCTTTTGATGCAGAGAAGTTCATGAATGACCAGCGTATAGCACTGAGGAACAAACAGCGTGACGAGGTACAGCCACAGATAGACGCACTCAACGGACAATTGAATGACTATATCAGTGGACGTATAGAGCTGACTCCAGAGGAGCTGAAACAGATCTCGCAATCCGTCACAGACCTTGAAGCCTATCAGGATGCTTTGACCAGGGAAGCCAGCCACATGAGAGAAATCGTTGAAGGTATCTCTGAATTGTACGAGCGTAACGGCAGGAACGAGCCTTCTACCCCGCAGGAGCAGCGCATGGAAGCTATGTCGAAAGCCAGAAGTGCACAGGATAAGCTCAGGATAGCCCGTGAGATATATAAGGATGACCCGCAGGCTATCAGTGCCATCAATGACATGGAGCCAAGGGATATTGCAGAGTATATCTCTCAGAATCTTGGCAGAGGAACTATCAACTGGGAAGGCTTTGACAGAGGCGACCACCATGTGAGAGGTTTGCGTGAGGAGCTTGGCTCAGGATGGGAGCGAGGTATCAGCAGAGGAAAGAGCACCAACGCCTTCAATATGTACCTGGCAGCCGAAGGACAGGGCAAGGGCATAGAGGAAATCGTTCATGACCTGTATGAAGCCCAGCCTGACATGAACGGAGGAGGCAAGATGTACAGTACGGAGGACCTGCGTAATGGTATCATTGATTTGCTGTCCACCGCCAGAACCCCGTCAGACATTTCCCATTTGACTATCAATAACCGTATAGCCGAGGCAGAGCAGTATGTACGAGCAATGGAAGAGTATGAGGAGCGAGAGGCAGAACTGGCAGAGCTTGGTATGCCTGACAACGATGCCATCCGTGAGTGGATACCTTCTGTCAGTGAGCAGGAATATACACCAGAGGTGATTGCCTATCTTGACGGAGCTTTTGCCGACTACATAGAATCCCTTGGAGGAGACAGGGAGACTTATGAGGATGCCATGCGTCAGTTGGCAGCCGATGAAGAATTAACATTTAATGAAATAGCAGAATATGAAAGAAACGAACCAGCAGCCGACGGGCAAAGACCGTCTGGCACAAGCAACCGAGTGGATGAAAAGCCTGTCACCGCAGGAGTTCCAGAAGGAAGCAATCAAGGCAAAGAAGATCTGTCAGCAACACAAGCTCATGACAATGATGGACATCCAGCTATTGAAGCAGGGCAACCCCAACAGTCTGCCCCTGAGAGTGGCACAGCTGGCAGTGGTGAAAGCTTGGCTGTTCAACCACAGGGAGGAATAGAGAAAGGCAAGAAGTCCAACATTCAAGGACTTGAAACCTACAGTGAGGATGAGATATTGAATCAGGTCCGTGATTACTTTGATGTTGTCAGGGGGGACAATGATGCCGATGCAGAGATTGTTGATATGAAGATTATCGGCTCCAGGACCAATGGCACTGCCAATGATGACAGTGACCTTGACGTACTGTTGGAGTACAAGGGTAAGGCAAGGGAGGATGACCTTTTCAACATGCTTTCTGGCACCGATGAGCCATTGACGATTGAAGGAATCCGAGTTGACATCAATCCTATCACCAAGGGCAAGAGTGGCACTATCGAAGAGTTCATGAGGCGTAATGCCGACTACAGGAAAGAGACACCTGCAGTTTTCAAAGACAGGTTGGAGACTGCAAAGGCAGACACCAATACCGAGCCTACTGAGGCACAGAAGAAGGCAGGTAACTACAAGATGGGTCATGTTGAGTTTGGAGGTTATAAGATGTCTATCGAGAACCCAAAGGGCAGTGTCCGCAGTGGTGTGGATCAGAACGGCAAGCCTTGGAGTATTGAGATGAAGGACACCTATGGCTATATCGGTAAGAAATACGGTGCCGACGGAGACCACATGGATTTCTTCATTAATGACGATGCAGACCTTGACAATTTCAAGGGCAGGGTATATATCGTAGACCAGAAGAATGAGGATGGCACCTTTGACGAGCACAAGGTGATGTACGGCTATCCTACATGGGGAGAAGCCAAGAAAGCCTACGAGCGCAACTATGAGCCAGGCTGGTGGGATAAGCACGTCATGCAGATGCTTGGTGTGCCCAAAGACCGCTTTGACAAATGGCTTTCTGACAGTGACCGTAAGACGAAACCCTATGCAGATTATTTCCGTCTGAAGTATGACAACCCAATCAGTGACCCGATAGAGGAAGTCAAGGCAAATATCAGGGAGCGTCAGAACTCCATTATGGACCAGGTGAAACAATCTGCCTCTGTCGTACAGGCAAGAGCTGAGGCTGCCATACAGAAGAAAGAACCGACGTTGAAGCCTGCTGACATCAAGTCGATGACCGATGATGAGTTGCAGAAGAGCCGTAAGAAGCGCAGTTCTGTAGCTTCCACCGCCCGTTTCCTCCTTGGTACAACGAATATAGAGAAGGGAAGCGAGAAGTGGAACACCCTACAGGAGACTATCCGGCAGCAGCAGGCCGACATGGATGCCATTGACGATGAGTTGCAGAGCCGTCGTGAGCGCAGCCGTGAAGAGTTGGAGAATGTGCTGACAGACCGTGAGACAGGTGGCGCACTTGTAGAGCACCTGCAGGACATGGGTATTGATGTTACCACAGATGTACGTGAGAATCGTCGCATCCGCAAGCAGGCAGAGAATGACCAGAGCGAGAACGGAGAGTTGAGGCGTATGCACACCCCTGATGGTAAGACCTATGGTTTCGCCTACAGAGGCAAACTCTATCTCGATCCACGTAAGATTGACGGCAAGTTGCCTATCCATGAGTACGCACACCTTTGGAGTGAAGCTTTGCGGAAGTTGAATCCGGATAGTTGGAACAATGTCGTATCTCTTATCAAGGCAGATGCAGACACTTGGCGTTTCGTGCAGGAGCGCAATCCTGAGATTACTGATGAGAACGCACTTGTTGAGGGGGTTATTGCAACCGCCAGTGGCGAGCGAGGTCAGGAGCGTCTGAAGGCTGAGTATGAACGTATGTCAAAGCGTGACGGCAACTATACCAGCAAGTGGGGAAATATCTGGAAGAATATCAGCAAGGCACTACAGGACTTCTGGAAGCAGGTTACTGATTTCCTTCATATCAATTACAAGTCAGCAGCACAGGTTTACGACCAGGTACTGAAAGACTTCGTTGACGGAGTGAACCCACGACGCAAGGTTGAGGACTGGCTGGAACGTCGCAACAACGACTATATGGAAGCCGTTCAGAAGGGTGAGAAGGAGAAAGCTTCTGCCATCTTCATGGAAGCACTGAAGGAAGAGGTAGGTAACGGTATTACCCCATTCGTAGCCGTTGACAAATACCGCAACGTCAGTTCTTTGGCTAAACGTGTGAAGAGCCGTGATGCTGAGGCAGTCCGTGAGGTTGCTGAAATGATGAAGCCTCTGATACCTGAGAATGCTGTTCTGGTTCCTGTTCCATCGCATACAGGAGAAGCAACAGACATGCTTGATGTTGCCAAGGTACTTGGAGAATTGACAGGCAGTGAGGTTGCCGATGTACTGAAAGGTGCACCGAGAGCCAGTCAGTATGACACCAAGAAGGAGACAGGAGCAGCCATCAGCAGCTCAGACCTAGGCATCCGCATGGAAGGACAGTTACCCGAAGGCAAGCTTCCTATCATCATTGACAATGTAGTGGACACAGGTAACACCGCTGAGGCATGTGTTCAGGCACTTGGCAGGGGAGTTGTGGTAAGTCTTGGACGTTCTGTTGATGACACCCATCATGCAGCTACATTGAAGAGTGCAGACCCGATTGTGACTAACAGGCGAGGTGACGTAGTACCACTTGATGAGCGTTTCGACCTTGGAGGTAGTAAGTACATGTTCCGTCCGTACGAGGATATGGCCAGTGAGCCTGTTCCTGAGAGGGAAATTGCTTCTGTTGTCAAGATGGAACCGAAGAGTCCGACGGATACCGAAAAGCGAGAAGCCAAGGTAAGGCAGGCAGCCACAAAAGCTGTTCTGTCAGCTCTTGACAATGCAGGCGTGAAGTATAAGGTGGTCAGCCAGGAAGAGGCTAACCAGATGATGAGCATTTATGCAGCAGTCAATGAGGAGCCTATTGTGACCCGAGCAAAGAAGTTCCGTCCTGACTGGCATAAGCGATATGCTGTCGTGAACACCTTAGACCCCTATGCAGTACCTCAGTACTTTGAGAAGAAACGTCTTGCACTGGAACATACCAAGTGGGCGAACAGAGGTAACGGCAAGAAGTACACGATGGTGGATATGGGCTATCCCGATGAAGTTGCAGGAGGACTGAGTAATGCAGCTCAGATTGCTGAGATGATTCAACCGATGATAGGTTGGCATGGCAGTTCTGCTGTATTTACCGTATTCGACCATAGCCACATGGGAGAAGGTCAGGGCAGTCAGATGTTTGGCTGGGGAACCTACCTGAGTAACAGTCGCAGGATAGGCGAGGATTATGCTGATATGTCCGGTGAGGGATGGAAGTATAAGAACAAGTCCAGGAAGGAAGTGCTTGCAGGCAAGGGTGAGATGCCAGAAGGTCGGTACAACCGTGACGAAGAATTGGTTGCCGACATCATGCGACAGATGGAGTATGGAAGGACTTTCGAGGATGCCCGGGCAAGGCTGATAAAGGACATAGATACAGACATCAAGAATCTTGAAGAGAATATTTCTGATTTATCAGAAGGTGACTTGAAGGATTTGCAAGGATATAAAGATGAGAAGTCATTTGTAGAGTCGTTGAATGCAGAGGACTTTACCAAGAAACCCGCCAATCTGTATAAGGTGGATATTCCCGAAGATACAGGCAGCAACTATCTGGACTGGATGACCACCATCAAAAAGCCATTACGCAAGAAGATTGCCGATGCAGTCAGAAAACTTGATGGCAAGCCAGCGCAGAGCGTTGTGTATGCCAACTACAAGGAAGGTTGGCAGACAATTGCCAACCTTATAGAGCGTGAGCCTCTTGCATACAAGGAAATCCATGACAGACTACTGCAAGCTTTTGGAGGCAGATTAGCGGATGCAGAGAAGGTGAGCAAGCTGATGTCGGAAGCAGGCTTCACGGGCGTGAAGTATCCTGCAGGCACTATCATGGGAGACGGTGACGGAGCCACCAACTATGTCATCTTTAATGAGAACGATGCCAAGATTACGGAGCATATCCAATTTATGTTTGAGGAACCAGAAGTACAGGAGCAGACACCTATATTCATCAGCAACGCTTTGAAAGCCGTTGAAGGCATCAAGCAGGAGAAAGCCACTCCAGAGCAGTGGCTAAAGATGATTGAGAAGAATGGCGGACTGAAAGCTGGTGAAGATAAGTGGCTTGGACTGTCTGATTGGATGAAGGAGCAGCAGGCATCAGGAAAGAAGTCTGTCACCAGACAGGAGATAGAGGACTATATCCGCCAGAATCAGATAGAGATAGAGGAAACCCACTATTCAGAAATGGAAGGACTTCCTGAGAAGTCGCAGCAGAAAATGGATGCTTTCCAACAGGAGTTTAATGATTTGATGTGGGAAGGCTCAGAGGCTACTAACAGCATTTTCGCCTCTGATTGGGTGGATTATGCCTTTAGTAAGATGGAGGAGCGTTATGGGGAAGATTTCCGGTCAGCTTTTGATATAGTTGGAACAGGAACGCAAGCCAGACTTGAACCAACGTTGGATTATGATGACAATTTAAGTCAGGCAGCAGCATACTACCTTGAATTTGAAAATAGTCCTGAAATGCCTATTGACAGCACCAGACTGTCTTACACTACTCATGGACTTGAGAATAAGAAGGAGATTGCCCTGACAGTTCCCACTATTGAACCTTGGAACGAGGGAGGCCAAATTCATTTTGGTGATGCAGGAGGTGGAAGAGCCATTGCCTGGATACGCTTTGGAGATGCAGACTATATCAGTGAGGAGATACAACATCCTGTTTCTGGTGAGCCTACCAAGGTGAAAGTCCATAAGAAGGTGCTTGTGATTGACGAGATACAATCCAAGCGTCATCAGGAAGGCAGGGAGAAGGGATATAAGCCCATTCCCACTGCCGAGCAGAAGAGGAGGTATGATGAGGCTGAAAGTGAGTACAGAGAAGCTTTACGTGCTAATAAGCAGCTCAATAAAGAACTGTCAGACAAATATGGTGAGCCTAATTCATTCGTTCAGGCATCTGACTTGTTTGAGCCAGGCGATAAGGGGGGTGAAAGGTGGAAAGCACAGTTCAGCCCAGAAGATCTGGAAGCCTACAACAAAGCCAAAGAGAGACTGGAAAAAGCATCAGAAGAGCGCAGACAGGCTGAACTGCCATCCGTTGACCCCTTTAACCGTCAGCCATCAGAAGCTCCCTTTGAGAAGAACTGGCACGAGTTGGCTATGAAGCGTATGCTCCGTTATGCAGCCGAGAACGGCTATGATGCTGTAGCATGGACTAAGGGTGAACAGCAGAGTGAGCGCTACAACCTCGGTCAGGTTGTGGATGCTGTTAATGTCAGTTCCTATCAGGCTGAAAGTCCGTCTGAGGTTGACGGTTATGATGTCACCATCATAACCAGCGACCGTAGCAATATTGAGTTGTTTGTAACAAAAGACGGTATTGTCAGCTCTACGGAACATCCTGAGCTTCATGACAAGCCGTTGTCAGATATTTTGGGAAAGCCTATGGCTGAGAGAATCCTTTCAGAGGACGGCGGTTTCTATCAGGGTGAAGACCTTCGTGTCGGTATTGATGGTATGAAAGGCTTCTACGATGACATTCTTCCACGCTTTATGAATAAGTATGGTAAGAAATGGGGAATGAAGGTTGGTGAAGTTGATTTGCCAGACCTTAGCGAACCAAATACAAGCGGAAAGGTGCAGCGTGGACTTACCATGTGGTCAGTTGATGTTACTCCTGAGATGAAGGAGAGTGTGATGCAGGGACAGCCTATGTTCCAGAAAGGACAGAATGGTAAGATATATGGCTGGACAGACGGACAGCAGATATATTTGACTGAGGCAGGACTGAATCCCAACACTCCTGTTCATGAATATACCCATATATGGGCTAAGTACATCATGAAGAGCGACCCTGAGCTTTGGAAAACCATTGTTTCCACCATGAAGAAAACCGATATGTGGAAGCAGATAGAGAAGAACAAGAACTATAAGGGCATCTGGGAGAATGATGATCAGATGGCCAGTGAGGTGCTTTCCCGTCTGAGTAGTGCTACCAGTGAGGAAGAGTTTATGAAAGCAGCAGCCACGAAGAAAGGCAGCAAAGCTATCATTGACCAGGTGAAGAGCGTGTTGAGGCGTTTCTGGGAAGCCGTGAAGCGTCTGTTTGGTAGTACAGGCAAAACAATCGGTAATGTCACGAATAGCTGGCAGAGTATTGTCAGGATGCCGTTGAGAGATCTCCTTGAAGGTGTGAATCCTGTTGGAGAAGAAACAGGCACGATGGCTCAGAGAGGTGATGTTGTACAGAAAACCCTGATGGGAGTGCATAATATCTCAGAAGAGAAGTTGAGAAAAGCTCTTAAGCAGGGTGGTCTGGCTAATCCGTCACTGGCAGTTATAGACACCAAGAATGGTATGCACAATGACTATGGCGAGATAAGCCTGATACCGAGAGCCAGCCTGATAGACTCCAAGACGGGACGTAATGCAGGGACCTATTCCGGAGACGCATATACTCCCACCTATCCACATATAGAGCGTTTCCTGACCAAGAAGGGTGAAAAACATCGTTTGGCCATTGCCAAGGAAGCTGCCGGAGGTGACGCAGAGATGGAGAGACACATGGCAAGAGTCATCAACGACTGGATAGAAGGCAACGGTGACCGTATGCACTTCCTGTTCCTGAAGCAGAAAGGCTTGAATCCGGAAGTCATGCAGGAGCGTACCACGCACAGCAAGGAAGAGTTTGATGCCATCACCAGGATTTTCGGTGAGCCACAGTCTACCATGCCGTCAGACTCTACAAAAGAACAGCGTGATGCCCTTCTTGACTTGATGGTCAGTATCTACGAGAAGAAGGCGAAGGAATTAGCCAGCGGCATCAAAGACAAGGAGAAGCGTGACAAATATATCAATGCACGTGTTGAAAGCTATCGTGATGGTTTAGTCGACGAGAACGGCAGCCTGTTTTTTGCCCCTGGCGACAGTTTTGTATATGAAAACTGGCGCGACGAGAAACGTCGCCAGAACTCGCAGCCCGACTGGTACAGGACTGACAACGAAGCCAGCTACCGTGTATCAAAGGAGGGGCTTTCCGAGGAGTATGAGAAGTGGAAGGAGCAACTGCTGGATGATGAGGACGTAGAAGAGAGGCTGTTTGCCGGATGGACTCCTGATGGAAACAAGAAGTACGTTAAGAACACTGTAGCCAACGCAAGTAGGCTGATGAACAAGGAGGCAGACACCAATGCCTATGGCAATGGAGGTGTCAACGCCTCGAAGTCCAGCCTGCTGAAGAAACTGAAAAGCCTGTCCGATATTCGCAAGCACCGTCATCTGCTGAAGAATGACGAACAGGTCAAGGAGCAGCAGAAGGAGATGGAAGATATATGGTTCAACATCATCAGTCAGGTCAGCGACATGCAGAAAGTGGACAGCAACCAGTTTATCAACATTGATATAGCCGAGGCCCGTCTGCAGGAAGCTATTACGGAGAATGACCCCATTGGCTACATGAACAAAGAGTATGGCTACCATATTAATAAGAACAGCGAGCTTGCATCAGAGCTGATGAACTTTATAGAGAATGCCAATGAAGCCCCCGTGAGGTACTTTGAGACCAAGTTTAAGCGTCCTGTCATGCTGGATGAGTTTACTGTGGCTATCGTGCCAGAGAACACATCTGCAGAAGTTGTAAAAGCTTTGCAGGATGCAGGACTGGATGTCAGGACCTATGACAATACAGGTGATGAGGCTATCAGCAATGAGAACCGCAGGCTTGCCACGATGGAAGCTGTTGGCATGAGGGATGACATTCTCTTCCATATTGAGGATGATACAGAGACAGTGAAGCGTCTTGATAGTGAGCCGACGGAGATTGGCTACAGGAATGTCGTACTGAATGATGACGGCAGCTTAGGAAGTCCGATGGCTAACAGACTTGGAAAGAAGGGTGTAGCCCGCAGACCGACAACCATGTTTGCTTTTGATAAATGGGAGCGCAGTGATGAGAATCCTGATCTCGCTACAGAGGATGGCAAGATAGACCTTATCAAGCCAGGCAACAAGGAAGTCGGAGGTGTAGACTACAATCCTTATATTCACATTCGTCCCACTTTGGTCAACAAACAGTTCAAGCAGGCATGGGAACGTCCGAACCTTGTATATATCAGGACGAAGTACCCCGTCAGTGAGCTGGATGGTGGTTATAAGGCAGAGAAAGCCAAGCTTCCTGTAGGCAAGCATCCTTGGGGTGGAGGTGAGTTGATACTGAGTCGCTGGGATAAGCCACAGGAGATTGTACCTTGGGAAGAGGTAGCAGATGACTGGGTGAAGGAGTTCCAGGGAGAGAAAGGTATCCACTTTGACATCATTCCTCCGAAGCTGTTGCCGATACTTGTTGAGAGAGGTATGAACATTCTGCCACCTCACAAGGGTATGGGTAAGAAATGTATGGAGGCATACGAGAAGTTCAAGAGTGAGACAATTCGCAGAATGGCTGCAAATGGCAACAGTGATGCCTCCAAGGGACGTTTCCTTTTTGATGGCGAGTCCGTAATTGATGTTATTGGTACAGAGTTCCAGAAGTCAGATAAAAGTATAGTTGACACAGTATCCAAATTCTTTATGGAAGAATATGGAGGTGAAGCTAATCGTCAGGATATAGGTAAGATTCTGCTAGACAAGAGAGCTGTGAAGAATGACATTGGTCATGGCTTAAATCGAATCAAAGCAGCCACCTTCGCAGCTGTACATGACATTATAGAACAGGGCGTTATCATTGACAAAAAGAACGAATGGAAGGGCAAGCAGACGGAATCGTATATTATTGCTGCCCCAATCACTATTGCCGGCGAAAGGTATGTCGGTATGGCTATTGTCAAGAGAGCTGTTGACGGGAAAAGGCTGTATCTTCATGGGGTAATAACACAAAAAAGTCTCCAAGACGAGGCCTTAAAGACCGACCCGAAGGTGGAGCGTCGCCAAGGAGATGTTGCAAAGATACTAATAAATCTGCATAAAGCAAAGGAAAATGCAAAAAAATTGCAGAAAGGTGGTGAAAACCATCAAAAAATGATAGATGAAGTCAACAGGGAAGCAGAAAATCTTGGTGGCGTAAAAGTGAATATTGTATCCTCAGACGGTATAAAGGATGAGAATATGAGGCACGAGATGCACATGGGAACCAAGGGTATCTATGACCCGAACACAGGAGAAGTTAGCCTTCTCGTTGACAACATTGACAGTATCGATGAGGCAAAGCGAGTAGTGTTCCATGAGAAGCTTGGTCATGAAGGGCTGAAAGCATTATTAGGATCTAATGAAGCCGTGATGAAGTTTGGTAATTTCCTCTTTGGAAGTGCTGGCAAAACTCTTCGCAGGAAAATGGTTGACCGTGCTGAAGAAGAAGGATGGAAGATGGATGACAGAGAGCGTTGGAGCAAGGCAGCTCAGGAAGTTTTCTCTGACATCGCAGCCGATGGTCCTGCCACTCCAGAGGAGTTTGACTTGTGGACAAAAGCCAAGCACTACCTTATCCGTCTGCTGAAGGCTATGAATATCCGCATCAGAGGATTGCTGAATGATCATGACCTTCGTTACTATGTGCTTAAGACAGGGGATGCGTTGAAGTGGAATAAACTGGACACATCTGCAAGGGAAAACCTTGCAACGCAGGAGACTCACTTTGAACCGATGAGAGCCAGTGGCAAGCCCCGTAAGCGCAATAATGAGAGTCAGGCTCAGTATTTCCAGCGTCTCAGGGAATGGGAGCGCAGGAGGATTGCAGAGGAGCAAGACCCGGAGCCACAAATGCCTGAGATTGACAACGACGCTATGACAGCAGAGTATGACGAGTACAGGAAGCAGTGGAACAGGAGTCACGGACTGCCAGAGGACTATGACGATATGGGTATGCCACGTCGTGAGTCAGGTGAGAGTGATGCCGACTATATGGAGCGTATCCGGCTGCATGAAGCCTATGAGCGTGAGATGCAGAGTGGAGACCCCTTGCAGCCTATCTTTGGCTGGGAGCCACAGGCTATGAAGGATTGGAGGCAGGCTTATGCCGACTGGAAGCGTCGTAACGACATCAGGGAAGAAGAGAACGTAGACATCAATCTCTATGAGGGCAATGGTATTGAGCCAGGAGACCCGATAACAGAGAGTGAGATAGACGCACGTATGCTCAGGGAACTTGGTGAGGCTACCGGTACAGACACCACTCCTGAAGGAGCCAAGCATCATGTGAAGATGGCCATTATTGAGCGCAGAAAGGACTTAGAGAGCAGTAATGCCGAAGATGCCGTATTCCTGCATCAGCTGGGTAAGCAGATTGCCCATGTGGCCAAGTTACAGGGCGTGAAGCCAGAAGAGCTGAACAGTGCTCTGCCATTCATCATAGAGGATACCTACTTTGATGAGATTATCAGGGATGAGAAAGGCAACGTGATTGCCATTAATGACATCAGTGACCAACTGCCCATCAAGCGCACTCCAGAACTGCAAAGTCTCCTTGACACCATTAAGGACTGGTATGATGAGTTTTACCACGTACTGGATGATGCAGGACTCAGAGGCAAGGCAGGCTATATCGAAGAAGGCTATGTGAACCACGTCTGGGATAAGGAGAAGAGTGACCCCAAGGCATGGGAGAAGTATGTAGAGCAGTACCAGCGTCTGAGGTCGCCTAACATGAAGCAGAGGATGATAGAGAGCTATCAGGTAGGTATCGACCTTGGATTGAAGCCCAAGTTTGACAAACTGACTGACATTATGGCATATTACTCCACGAGCAATAATGAGGCAGTTGCCAACAAAGGACTGATGCAGCATCTGAGTTGTCTGAACATTCAGGAGGTGAACAGTGATGGTGAGGTGGTACTGAATACGCCATTACTCTACAGCAATCAACCCGACGGACTGGTACGTGACCGCTACAGCACCTTCTATGTTCCAGGAATAGGTGACATCTGGGTATATAAAGAGGCAGCATCGAAGTTTGCCAACGTCTTTGGCCCTGTCACCACTCCAGGCGAAAAAGCCGTGAAACAGAAGCTCTTGAAAGTCTATGACCTGATAGGTTCCACCGCCAAGAAGATTCAGTTGAGTTGGAGTTTCTTCCACGCAGGAGCACTGACAGAGGTGTATCTGGCACAAGGAATGGCAGGCGAAGGACCCGTCAGAGCCATGAAGCAATTGCTAAGAAGTCTTGTGTATGATTGTATTCGTACAGGTGAACTTCCTGCAATGGCAAATCCTGAGGACTTCAAGCTTGCAGCCAGTCATCTGGTAAAGCTGGGAGCCACTGATGACTATGCAGCAGCCGACGTGTTGAGACTGACAGATAAGTTCCGCCAGTTTGCCAGCGATATGGACAAACGCTTTGGCATGGATAAGGTGGGAGTTGGCCCACTTGGTGTTGTAGGCTTTGCCGTCGATGCCATCAACAAGGGTATGGATACTTTCCTTTGGAGTTATCTGCATGACGGACTGAAGATTGCCATGTTCAAGATGTTTGCCGATGACTTGAAGATTAAAGCAGAGAAGAAAGAATGGGATGATGAGAAATTGGATAAGATGCTTGATGAGGCTGGGCAGTACGTCAATGACTGCTTTGGTGGTCAGTACTGGGAACTGATAGATGTCAGTCCGAAGCTCCTGGAAGGACTCCAGCGACTGTTCCTGTCACCTGACTGGCTCCTGTCAACACAGCGTCACTTCTTCGCCAACTTTGGTTTTGGCAGTCTGTATAATGACGGTGGCTTCTGGGAATATGTGAAATACAATGTCGATAATCTGAAACGAGTATTCGGAGCAGACATCCCGAAGAATGATTTCAGGGCATTCCGTAGTAAGAACGCCAAGATGTGTTACATCATCGGAGTACTGTTCGGTGCCATGATGCTGAGTAATCTCGCCAATGCCATATTCCGCAAGCAGGATGAGGAAGAAGAGCGAGAGAAGGCAGCAGCCGATCCATCCTATAAGTCGAAATACGACCTGATAGCCCCTGACGGTATGAAGTGGTATGACTATCTGATGATGGGTAATGCCAATGGGCAGACCACACACATGTTCATAGGACGCTATGAGGACGGTACAGAGACCTATATCAGATGGGGTAAGCAGTTCCGTGAGTTCCCAGAGTTGTGGACGAATGAGAAAGGCGAGTTGGAAGTACCCGGGCCACTTGTAAAGAGGATGATGGGTAAGGCCAATCCGAACATCGGAATCTTCTGGGATGATATTACCTATCTCGACCCATACAAGGCCACCCATCAAGACGAAGAGTTGAAGAGGAAGTACGGCAAACCCCTTGGACTCGTTGTCAAGACAGCCTCTAAGTTCCTGCCATTCATAGTACCGACACAGGAAGGTAAGGAATGGAAAGCCATAGATCTTGTATTCCCATCCAGCAAAGGATTCTCCAAGTGGAAGGCACAGGACTACTTCAAGCACTGTATCCTTACCGATGACCAGCAAGGCATGGAGCTGACCTACAAGAGCTGTGTACTGAACGGCATCGACCCGCAGCAGCAGTTAGATGCAGCTCTCAGGAGCGTCAAGGCAGCAGAACGTCAGGAACTGGCAGATGGTGTGAAAGACCTTCAGGGAGCATGGGAGAAGTTCAATAATGCGCAGAGCCATACCGAAAAGCTGTACTGGCAGCGCAAATTGAAGAAGTACCTGGCAGAGAGCAACTATGACCAGATGAACAGTTTCGAGTTTGCCGAGAAAGCCAAAGGAATCCTTGGAACGGGTGATGAGGATATGCAGCCTATGGACAGTAAGCAGTTGAAGGAAGGTGAGGGTATCTACCTTTGGCTGTCCACCGCAGAGGACGTGAGGGATGACTACAAGGTAACAACCCTTTACAAGAAGAGTGGTGAAATTGCCAAGCAACTCCGACAGATGGAGGAGGATGGGCAGGATACCAGCGATTTCGAGGAAAGGAATGACTATTGGTTGGAGCTTAGGGAGCGCATCAACGAGTACAGGCGAGACCTGAAGGAAATGAAGCTTGAACTTGGTGGTGATGACAGCGAATCAGTGATGAGGCGTATCCGTGAGGCACGTAGTCAGTTACTGAAAGAGGCTGATGAATTGCGTCAATGACGCAACATAACACAAAAAAGGGAGCGTTTCACAACGTTCCCTTTTTGATATAAACCTAATTCGACATAAGTATAACTAAAATTGTAAAGTTAATATTTTATGTGGCAACTCCACAACTGGAGTTTTTAGTAAATGGTTGCTTCTAATTCTCCTGACTTGATTTTCTTGTTACGTTCCTCAGTCAGTTTTTTGATGCTCTTGACCATCTCATCCATCTGCTGCTGTTCAGACTTAGGTTTGTCATCCTTACCGTCGAACAGATGGCGGATAACATCTTCCAATGTCCATTTCCAGTCAGAGTGCAGTGTGATGACGTTAGAACCGCCAACCACGACGGCATCATACTTCTCATCCTCCTTTGGCAGCTCAATGAAGTTACAACCTTCGATATTGCTTTCCTTCAGGAACTTCTCCGCATCCTCCTTGGATGTATCAGTAAGGGCGATAGTCACATCAATCTTGTTTTTGATGAGCGACGTAATAGCCTCCTTAGCCTTGCCAACGAGGGAGAGTGCGCCTTTGTCGTCCTTAGTCAATACGCAGCACTCGATGATTTTAATCTTCTTAGCCATAGTAATAAAAATAAAAATTCCTGTTGCAAAGATACTTATTATAAACCCCTTGTAAATGATAAATTGCGCAATTTATCAGAGCATCATGATTATTATAAGGTATATTTGCGAAAAAATTACGACTATGGTATATGCGAATAACGGACTTGAAAATCCAATAACTGGAGAATATGAGGCAGGCATGGACTCCTTGAGTGGACATGAGCACAAGCATTTCAGTAACGACGGCTTCTACAGGAAGCTGATGCAGAAGGCAGCTCATTATTATGATGACATGTCACCTTTACGTAAGAAGTGGACCAGAGCCAACAACTACTATATGGGCAGGCAGTTGGATGATGAGGTTATCTATAACGGCAGAAAGGTAAAGGTGAAAGATCTGCTGAAACTCAGAGGACTTCCAGAGTTCCAGAACGACATCATCAGTGATAAGGTGTTGACGCTGAAAGGACTGATGAGACAGGAGAATATGAGCTGCACCTGCAAGAGCACCGATGCCGATGAGGATATGTTTGCAGCCATTTTCTCTGAGCTGCTGAAGCAGAATGACACCCTGAATGAGCGCAGTCAGCTCAATTCTGAGTTGTTTGAGAAATTTCTGATCTACGCTTTCCTGTGTGTTAAGGTTAACCATGATTACCGACAGGGTAGGGATGACATCTATCTGGAACAGAAAGACATCTACAAGCTGGCTCTTCCCCCATTTGAGAAGAGTGACCTTAGCGACATCAAGTTTATTGCCGAGGCTCATGATATGGAGTGGAGTGACATTCTTCGCATCTTCTGTAAAGACGAGAACGGCAATGCCAGCCGTAAAGCAGAGGAAGAGCTGAAGCAGATATACAAGGCAGAGACAGACCGTATCCAGTCGCTCCGGCATACAGGTTTCAATAACGCCAACGACTCAGATGACTTCTACCATTCATCCACCATCGGAAAATACAGAGTGGTGGAAATATGGACACTAGAGCGTAACAGGGCATTGTGGTGCCATGACAGGGCCACAGCTGATGTCGGTTACAGGCCATTGAGCGAAAGGGATGCCATTGAAGCTGAGAACGAGCGCAGGAAGCATGACAATGTGATGAGGGATGAGAACGGACTTCCCATTCTCGATGCAGAAGGGAACGAGATGTACTATGTAGATCCCGATCACCTTCAGCTGATAGAATACAGGATAGACATAGAGGAGTTCTGGTACTACAGATTCCTGAGTCCTAACGGCTATCTATTGAAAGAAGGATGCAGCCCATACAAGGTAACAAGGGACGGCTACAGCTTCTATTATCAGCCATACGCATTCCTGGCATACCCCTGCCTACAGGGAGAGATCCGTAGTTTCATTGACCGTTGTGAGGATAAACAGAATGCCACTAACCACTACATGCTGATGCTTGACAGTCTGCTTGGTCACGCCATGAAGGGAGTTGCCATAGACTCCAAGAGCGTCACTCCGCTACAGGGACTAGACGAAATGATAGCTAACGCCACGAAGCCCAATGGTGTTGTCATCTATAATAGTGAAAAAGGCGAGGCACCAAAGCCGTTGGCACAGAATCATTTGCCACAAGGACTTGACTGGATGATTAACCAGAACCAGAGTATTGTAGTGAGTCAGTCAGGAGTCCAGGGAGCCTTGCAGGGTGTTCACAGGAACACCAGTGGCAAGCAATACCAGATGGAGCGTGAGAGTGCAGCCACGACAGTTGCAGACTACTTTGGAGCGTTCTACAGCTTCCAGAAGCGAGTCTGCAAGATACAGTTATGGCAGATACAGCAGTTCTACGATTCACACAGGAGTGTCAAAGTGAGTGGTGAGGACTTCAAGCAGTATTACAACCCGGAGACGATGATGGACGTGAACTTTGACCTGACACTTGACATGGATGCCAACAGTGCAGTGATGAGAGAGACCAACAACGACATGTTGTGGCAGTTGATGCTCAACAACAAGATAGACCTGCCAACCATGCTGGATTGTGGCTACTGGACGAATACCGCCCGCCTGAAGAAACGTTACGAAGAATACCAGCAGCGCATGTTGGAACAGACAGCGCAGACGGGAGTCATGCCACAGGCCGCCACCGGTGGAGCCACACACCTGCAACAAGGAAGAGGCGATGGACCACAGCCGGTGATAGGTGGAGTTAACTGAGCATCCGCATATTATCCGTCGGTCAGGGCTTGAATGCCCTGACTTTTTTCATCGGTTCTGACAGCTCCGTCATGTAATAGTTAATCCATTCAGCATACTTCTTCAAACGCAGCTTATTGTCGCTGTCACATCCGATTGCTCCCCATCTGGAAGGAGTATAGTAGAAACATTCACGCTTCATATCCTCCACCTTCATTTCCCGACGTATCTTCACCTTACGAGAACGGATGAGGTACTTCATGGCAATGGCATCCCCCTTCGGACGCTGTTCATAGACAATGGGGATAAACTGGAAGGAGTTACGGTCAAACCAGAGATAGAAGCGAGGTCCATTCACTCGTTTGTACTCTGCAATACATTCCTTCACACCACGCTTCCACATACGGGTAGCAATCATTTTCTCTTTTCGTACGATGTAGGGCTTGTATACTGCCAGCATCAATGCCCTGATTCTTTGTTTGATAGTCATAACTTTTATATTTATAAGTTTCCGATAATAGTATTCTTGTGTTCTGCCATCTTCCGACGTTCCTCCCGTTGCATCTCTTCCTCTGTTGGTTCGTTAACGATATACGGTGTATCCATATCCATACGTGACACCCACAGACCGATGGCACGGGACATCACACGGTCATCATGATAGCCAGGAGCAGCTTCATAAGTACCCTTATCCGTAAAGAGGTAGTATGACATTTCCGTCAGAGCTTCTTTCTCATGTTCGATATAGTCATGCGTACGCACCAGCTTCACCAAATGCTTGATGATAGCAGGTTTGTTGTTGCGGTTAGTATTGAAGCCAAGTTTTGTCTCCTTTTGTCTGTGCTTAAGCAGTTTGGAGTGATTGCTGGAATAGATGTTCTCATACAGTGGACGAAGGATAGGGAAGAATAGCTCTGCCACGTCGCCATCAGTATTGTTCATCTTCGAGTAAGCAGTATTATTCTCCACTACCAGCAGAGCGTCGTTATAGAAGTGAGCCAGCTGTGCAGCTCTCATAGCCATCTGATCAGGGTCGGCATGTCCGTGCCACTCTGCCACTATAGCCTCCGTTCCTCCAAACATCATGTCATACCGGTCAAGCACAACCATGTCATAGTAGTCGGAAGTCTTATGTGAGCCACCAATATCCAGAGATACCACATACTGATGTTCCACATGCTCTGTATCATTTGGAAGTTCCCAGATACGCAGTGGACCACCAGCCTGTTCGATGAGGCGTACGTTCTGCATACACCTTGGAGTGACAAATCCAGCTTCTTCTGGCAATACGTCAGGCAGAGTAGAGTCACCTTCAATATCTCCTTCAAAGATGGGAGCGTAGCAATCCTCTGTCATGGCTTCCACCTTATACATATCGAATACTTGATTGCCTGAGAAACGGAAAGCCTCTATATCGTCCGATGGGTACTCCTGTTGCATCTCCTCCAGAGAGGCCATCGTTTTAAGCTTATTCTTGTACCACTTGATACCCTCCAGGGAAGCACCCTTCTCCCACAGTGACCACAGGTATGCACCATGATACTGTTTGTCATTACGGTTTCGCCACAGCTCAATGATAAAGTCGGCACGTTCATCTTCATCCTTGAACGGAGACATGTACGTCTCAATCTCAAACCATGCCACGAATACTCCAATGTAGGCAGACAATCTTTCTCCAGTCTTTGGATTGACCTTCTTGGTTTTCATCCACTCGTCATAGTAGTGGTTCTTTCCGTTAGGAGTTGACTCACGGACTATGAAGGTGTATGGTAGCTCAGTATTGACGGAAGAGAATGACGCTGAGGCTATCTGTGCAGGCATACGCTTCTCCGTCTCCGGGAAGAAGGCTTCCTCCGTCAGATGCACCATAGCAGCGTCCGCAGAACGTGTTGACTCAGGATTGAGAGCAGAACCAGTCTGTATCTTGCAATGGCGAGGAACCATCTCCTTGATATTCTGTGTAGTTCCCACGCCAGCGAATTTCTTCACTTCTGCAGGATACTCTTCGCCAAGGTCATAGAACAGCCACAGAGGAATAGCATCAATCAATTTCTCGTACATGGCGAACACGTTGGATGCAGATGTTGACATGTGACCAACGATATTCGAGTTCCAGTTTGTTTTCCAGAAGATCTGAATCCATGCCATGTAGATGTCCGTCAGTGTAGAGCCACCCCACTGTCGGCATTTCAGCAATATGACCAGTATTGCATGGTTAGCCAGTCGCATCTGTTCAAATATCTTGCAGAGTTTGACCTGAGCAGGACGCAGGTAGAAAGGAATATCCGCACCACCTTCCTTGTTTTTGATACGTCCATAGGCATAGGCGAAGAAGTAGAAGTCGTATTTGCAGCGCAGTCGGATGAAATACCTGATGACCGATTCACGCTGACTTTGGTAGTCACCACCTTCAGGGAGATAACGAGCAATATACAAGTCGAATGAACCACAGTTCATGAGAGCGCAGATAAACGGCTCCAGCATCATTTCCACAGGGAGGTACAACATCTTCCCTTCCAGAAAGTCGCTGATAGACATTTCAAAGCGCAGTCCAGGAGCATCCTCGCCAGTGATCGGATTGTATCTGGCATTCAGTACGGCCAGTCGCTGGTCATCCTCATGGATAATATCCGCAAGCAATTGCTTGGGTATCTCCTTCTGTCTTTTTATGGTAGCAGTGGCGGTCACTATCTCGACGTGAAGTATTTATAATCGGCAATAAGCCATTCTATACGGTTAAACAAAAGACCTGCCAGCAACATAGCAAGATGGTACATGGCAGCGATATGTGGAATAAAGAATCCGATACAGATGAGAGCCAGCAGTTGCCAGAAGATGAGACGATGCCGTTTCCACAACCATATCAGCATAAACCCTGAGAAGAATGATACGAAAACTGATGCCCCCAACACAGGGAGTTCCGGATAATAGCAGAAACTAAGTACGACGGCACATAGATACGCCACAATCCAACGAGAAACAGTGAAGAGGTTATGCAGTACGAACAGTGCCCAGGCATTGATGAGCCAGTGAAGTATATTGGCATGTCCTGCCATGTAAACGAAATGTGTAAACAGAGGAGCGTCAGGATGAACAGCCATACTTTCGTGAAAGGGAATCAGTATTGCCAACAAGAGCAGTGATGTTACTATAAGATAGAGCTGTTTCATTTTCTTTCATCGTATTGTTTGATGTTCAGGCGATAGCGAATAATATCTTTTAAGGAGTGAGGAGACAGACCGATAATAGGAGCAGGTCGTTCCAGAGCCATGTCCACCAGTGTTTCAAAGGATTTATTTCGATTCTCCGCCCGTTTACTGAGTTGACAGTATTCCGCAAAGAGCGCATTATAGAGAATCTGTTTATGTCTGTTTTTGAATTTCTTCGCCTTTCCTTTAAGTCTGTTATGGATATAACGGCAAGCCCAGTAGTCTGAGATATAGAACTTCGACACTGGCAGACAGGCAGCGATGGTAAAGATACGAACCAAGGTAGCAGGATTTCCAGCCAGCTCTGTAGCCTTTCTGAAAATCCTCAATAGCTCCTTATCCCTTTCGAGATTGATCTGTGAAACACTGTTTTTGTGACGCATACGGCAATAGTAATATTACGGTGAAACAACTCCTTCTGAGGCAAAGTTACTAAGCAATTGCGTAATTTATCAGTGATAAACTGGCTATTCTTTTTATCTTTGGAAAAAATTTTAAATCGATTTTTGTTATGGTAAAAGAAAAGACTGAAAATCAAGATGTTATGACTAACCGTCAGAAGCTGACCAAAATGATGAAAGGTCGCTATCCTGAGTTGAACATCGACGATGATGAGGCACTAAGTGGTCAAATCTCAACCGATTACGACCTTCTCGACCAACGCAACAAAGAACGGGAAGAGTTTAATAACATGTTGGCTTCCAATCCTTACAGTGCAGGTATTGTCACTGGCATGGCAACAGGCAAGAATGAGGATGGCAGCGATTTCGACCTGGGAGACTTTCTCCTTGAAAACTATCCAGAGGTGGTTATTGACCTTATTGAAGGCAATCCTGCCAATAAAGAGAAGTATAAGCAGATACGTGATGCACGTAGGAAGCGACAGCAGGACGATGCAGACTTTGAAGCCAAGGCAGACGAGTTGGTAGCCCAAGAAGATGCCGAACTGGATGCAGCTATCAAGGAAGCAGGATTGAAGCCCGACGAGGTAAAAGAACTCCTGGACTGGATATACAATCAGGAGAATGGCTTTATCAGGAGAGCTGGCAGGTTTGAGTTGAAGAAGGATGATTTCCTTCAGCTCTTCCGTATTAAAGATTGGGATGCTAAGATGGCTGAGGCTGACCAGAAAGGTTATGTCAGAGGAAAGAACGAGAAGATTGACATGCAGCAGCACAAGCATAACAATCGTACCAAGCTGCCAGTCATCGGTGGAGGTGGTGGCCGTCCTGTAGAGAAGAAGGATGACCCCAATCTGAGACACCTTGACGCAATGAAGGACGCTTATACCATATAGATATGAGCAGCTTTGAACATCTGAACGGAGGCGGTTATGTGATAGAAGGTCCACGAGACAAAACCAGCGTAGATGATTTCGAGCGCAAGGCAGGACTCAGGCAGTCTATTTACAGACCCAATATCAAATAACAGGTAAGGACAGTGAATTAGTAACTTAATTATTTCTTTTCTTTTAAAATTTTATCACAATGAAAACATTCAAAAAGTGGTTTGGATTTGTGTTTGCAGTAGCACTCACAATCTTCAGTGGAAATGTCTATGCGATGGCAGACGAGCCAGCTCTGACTGATCGTGTAGAGGAGATTCCTGGTGGCGGTCACGGAGCTTCTGGCTCAGACAACCCACAGGGAGGACAGTGGCATGAGGACTCTCGCAAGATTGCCGAGGAAGTTCATCATGACTTCGACTACTATCAGAGCGAGATTAACAAGCGAATCTGTGAGATGAAGCTTGAATCCTGCCCTATTGATCAGATTTTGCGTAGCGCATCACATAGTCGTCACGCAGACTCTATGATTATCAAATACTACAGGATTGGCCAGCGTCCAGTTACCACCACTCTCAATCAAGCAGTGGAAGCGACCAGTAATGGTGTAGGTAATGAGATTAAGCCCCTTAATCCTAAGTGCTTTGATAACATGGACACCATCCTGTTCCCAAGCGTTCAAGGTTTCAAGGCTGATGGCGAGACCCGTGACCCATATCATCCCCTGATGGTACGTGTGGTAGGCCGTACTACAGCTGGTTATCCTATTGTTGTAGCCATCAATGGTAAGAAGAATAGTGACAACCGCTTTGACCTTCCCGCTATTGAGGCTGGCGTAGTAATGCTGAGGCTTGGACGAGCAGCCGGTGAGCGTGATGTCAAGACAGGTTCTTACTACACCATGCCAGAGCCTTCTGAGCAATACTGCCAGCGTTTCATCATGCAGGTGGAGCAGTCTAAGATTGAGCAGATGCTTAAGACTGTTGTGGACTGGGATTTCATCAAGCAGGAGCGTATTGCCGTTGATGACATGCGAGGCGGTATCGAACGTAGCGGACTGTTCGGTGTTAAAGGTCGTATCTCATGGAGTGACAGTGGTGAGATCTATACCACTGGTGGTATCTTCTGGGAGGCAGGTAAAGACTTGGAAATTGGTCACTGGCAGCCAAAGATTGAGATTGGCAGCAATGGTGAGAAAGTCCCCATCACAGTCAAAGACGGTGACACCACTAAGACCGTTTACGAGTATGTTATCACTCAGAAGGAGTTCACTGCCTTCATCAATCAGATTATCCAGGATGCAGGTAACGGCAGCCGTACCAAGCTTCTGTTTGTTGATAACCTGATTTATCAGGCATTGGCAAACATCAAGACCGATAACCGTACTATTTTCCAGAACGAGACAAACTATCGTAACTGGAACCTCGATTTCGAGAGTTTCTCTTCGATGGGCACCAAGATTCTCATCTATCGTCACGACTCCTTCAACTATATGAAGATGGACGGTATGGGCTTCTGTCTCGACCCAAGGTATCTGGAGAAGTGGGTATTCGGTGACTGGGATCGTCAGGAGTACGACCTGAAGAATCTGTTTGTCCGCAACTCTGATGCTGTTGTGATGACTGAGTACTCAGGCTGGACGTTGGAGTTCCCCAATGCCCATGCAAGGGTAAGCCGTCCTACCTTCGACGCCACCCTTGGTGTAACCGATGAAGTACAGGCAGCTTAGTATCTGTTTCATAGTATAAAGAACCCAAGGGGCAGGTTTGAGGCAACAAGCCAAGACCCTGCCCCTTTTTAATATGATAGACTATGCTTTTTACAAGTGAACACCAATTGATTTTTAAGGTTAGGGTAGGTAATACGGAGCGTCTTGTTCGCTTCTCAGACCCCAACGCTAACAGTACCTCTTCCAGTTTTGAGACAACCGACAAAGACGTTATCAATGCCATCAGAAGGCATAAATTCTTCCAGACTGGTCATATAAAAGCTTACGGAAAGTTTCCTGAGAGCAGTGAGCCGACATCCGACGCAGTGACGATAAAGGAGGCAGAAAAAAATCCAAAGCAGAAGGTCGGGAAAACTGAGCAAGAGCAGCAGATTCTTGTATTCGCCAACTTCTCTCAGTTGAAAAACTATCTGAAGAAAGAATACAAGGAAGAAACCAACGGCATCCGCACCCAGTCACAGGTTGAGGCGTTTGCCAGGGAGAAAGGTATTACTTTTAAATACGAGACAAAATAACCTCCAAGGGCAGGAGGCTCATTTTTAGCAGGTAAGGAACAAAAAAGATACAGCTATGACTATAGAATATTGCGACATACTGAGGGAGTTGCATGTAGCTCTCGATGAGATTATCATCGGTGATGCTCAGAACGATGATTTTGCCACCGATATGGATACCGAGTTGACCCAGGCAGTGAACAGTGCAGTTGAACAGCTTTTAAATGAGCTTGACGAAAGTCATATTGACTTAAAAGACGATCCGTCTGTAACAGCCACCGCAGGAACAGGAACCCATCGGATAACCATACCCAGTGACATGCTAAGGTTTGTTGCTGTCAGCTTTCGTTCATGGGGAACTGAGTTAAGGGAGCTGACACCTCCAGATAGTGATAAGGCAAAGATGCAGCGATGTGCGTGGACTATGGGCACGAAATACAAGCCAGTAGCTATCATGACCACCTCAGGCACAACCAAAATCCTTCAAGTATATGGAACGTCGGCCAACGAACCTGTTACCCGTTTCCTTTATGTTCCAATGCCTACCTATACCAATACCTCCGTTACCTGTGCACTGAGAGAAGAGGCTAGGAAGTGTATTCTTTATCGTGCAGCAGGCATCTATCTGGAAACCCATCGGGAACCAGATGCAGCAGAAAAGTACTACGAATTAAGCCGAGGGATATGATGACACCGCAGATATTAAACGGAGGCGACATTACTATTGGCGTTCCGCTGATAAGAGCGTACCTCAGTGATGGCAGTATTGTTCGTCAGGGGATAGACCTATCATCAATCAGTGGTGTTCAAGTATCCTTGGTGGGAGAGAACAATACCTTGATACCCGTAACCTTTGAGGGTAGAGGGCAGACAATGGATGTACACATATCCTCTGGCACATCCACTCCTGGCTATTACGGACTGAAGATAGCAGGAAAGCTAGGAGGGCGTACCATCAGGAGTTATCAGGACAGGTACTTCAAGTTGGTACAGACGGAGGAAGAAGCAACGGCCACCGCTAACGAGAGTGGCATCTATGTAATGACAGAACCCATGATAATCAGGTAGGCTATTCCTACCCACAATATACTTACTATGGCAGGAGCAAGGAGAATACCCAAGATAGTAAAGGGAAACGATTTTGAAGGACTAGTTCCCTTAAAGCAGTTTGTCACCAGTGGAGGCGAGACCGTCTCAGGTCCATTCCCATTAAATAACGCCACCGACGTACAGGTCAGACTCGTAAACGAGAATCAGCAGCGTTATGAAATGGAATGGGAGATAGCCCCAAGCAGGAATGACATGCTTTTACTCCATATAGAGGGGTCACTGCAATGTGGCTTCTGGTCATTGGAATTGACTGGCAGGTACGAGGGAGATAAGATACGTACCTTTATAGAGCGACTTTTCGAGATAGTCCACTCCAATGATCAGGCAGACGAATACCCCAATGATGACGGAGAAGTGGAGCTAGACCCTATTACCATCTACAACAACCTGACAGTATCCCTTGGCAACGTCTTGGAAGAAAGAGGAGTGACCGACATGATGGAGCAGTTATATGCAGCCATCATCCTTGCTCTTAACGACAAACTATCCAGGACGGAGAATGACACAGCCAACGGTCATATCACTTTCCTTCAGGGACTGACATCCAAAACCATATCAAGGCTGATGGGAGGAGCAGATTTCGGTCAGTTCCTTTCGGGCTATATCGGAGGTATGGGAGGCAGGATAGACTCAGAGGGCAATGGAGAGTTGGAGAGTCTGATGGTACGCTCTTTCTTAGAAGTGCCTGAATTGAGATTCAATAGGATTACTGTTAAGGCAGGTGACGAATGGCGTACCAACGGAGGAGGACTTGTAGAGCGTGTAGTACCAGATGAGACAGGCACTGGAGGCTATGCCAATACCGGTACGCTATGGCTGCATCTAGAGGATGGGGAGGCAGGAACGTTGCAGGTCAATGACAAATGCAAAGGTATTTTCCATAATCTCACAGGAGAGAACGACACAACCACTACAGATGACGGAGCAGGAGGCAGGACGTTCAAAGGCTTCTGTACCTGTTATTTCGTTGTGACAGGAGTCTATAACGATGGAGGTATCAACAACCGTATTACCTATGAGTTGAGGCCGTGTACTTCAGACGGATGCTGGGCACATGATCCAGATGAGACAACAGGAGAGGTAAGGTCAACAGGTATCAGGGGAGGTTTCCATCCACAGGCGCAGATGACTGTTGCACAGTATTCCAATGCCAGCGACAGGACACGTCAGAACAGTACCTATTACACCACGAAGTATATCCGTATGCTCCGTCAGATGACAGGATGGGATGAGCACCTGTATAACGTAGGTATGCAGCTTGGAGGTATGAATCTCATCGAAAGTGCCTATGGTACGGAGAGTGAGAAGGCTGCCCATGCTACGGACTATTTCCTTTGGATTGACGGCAGCATCTATTTCTCTGGGACGCTGGATAAGGTAGATTCTTGGGGAAGGCCAGTGGAAGAATATCCAGACCAAGGAGAGTTTACGCTAACAGCTGACTATTATTACAACGACCTCGTGCATTATAACGGCATCGTATGGCGATGTGTCTATGCTGAGAAAGACGAGACAGGAACCTATAAGCCGTTAAGAACATCACATGACGGAGTGAACTGTGTGCCTGGTACGGATAACCACTGGGTAGCCTATATCTATGCACAGGGACTCAAACCCCTTGGTCACTGGCAAAGCAACAAAGTACCCTATTCTGGTAACAGTATTGTAAACCTAGGCGGAACCGTGTTCGTCAGCAACAAGGAAACCAGCAACCCGCCTTTGGGACTTCTGCTGAATGGAGCAGGAACAGGCTATGTGCTCAATGGAGAAGGTGACTATATCATCGTTGACGAGAATGCCAACGAGGACTGGGATGTGCTTCTGAATGTAGGCGACATAGCCAATGGTGTTGCAGGACAGGACGCTATAGCCATCAATCTGACAAACGACAACGACAGCGTGTTTACCGACGAGCACGGCAATATCCCGTCAGGAACGGCATTCCCCACCACTACTGCACAGTTCTTTGTAGGACTGGAGCAGCAGACCGCAGGAGTGACATGGGCTATAGATTGGAGCAAGACCAGTGGCGTAGGCACTCAGACCAGTCCGCTAGCCAGTATCAATACTACTACAGGCGTGTTGACAACATGGGGAATGTCGGCAGACAGAGCCGTTATTTGTATTGTTGCCACCTACAAAGGAAAAACATATCCAAAGGAGTTCACCTTCCACAAAACCTTTGGCAAGGATAAGCTATGGATCGAGTGTGACCATAACGTCATCAAGTACGACCCCAACACCCAGCGATATTCTCCGATGAGCCTGCAGGTGAGAGCCTATATCAAGAAGGGAGCGACAGGGAGCGTTCAGGAGATTACAGAACAGAGTGGTTTGGGATATATCCGCTATTCTGTCAATGGGCAGAGTAACATCAATGCTTATCATGGCAGCGTGATAACTGTTGGTGACAATTCCTTCATAGGAGACCACCTTATACTGACACTCTACAGTTCCGATGGTACGATAGAAGATGTGGAGGACATCCCAAGAGTCTTTGACGGACTCAATGCCAAGACTCTGTTAGCAGAATATTCCGCAGATGGTATTACCTGGCATTCCACTTATCAAGACGGAGATATGTGGATGCACACAAAACAAGAAGGAGACAGCCAATGGGGAGCAGCCATTAAGATTGTCGGTGAGGACGGAGGCAGTATGCGCTATGACTTCGCTATTTCCAAGAGCAAGGTCAGTGCCAGCAGCACTACCGCACCTACCAATGTCAGCCCTGCAGGATGGACAGACCAGCCACAGGCTGTGACAGCCGAGTTCCCGTATCTTTGGATGAAGATGACTCCTGTAGACCATGACGGAACACCGACAGGAGCAGCCAAATATGTAAGACTGACAGGTGAGAGAGGTCAGAGCATTTATAAGAGTACCGTATTCATTCGCAGCAACAGTACACCTGCCACCCCAGAAGGAGGAAACTTTGACAGTCCACGTCCCACCACAGAAGGATGGGCAGACGGTATTCCAGCAACTCCTGCCGGTCACAAGATATGGGCATCGACCAGAATATTCACCAGTGACGGACTGTCTCCGCAGCAGGCAGTGTGGTCAGCTCCGCAACAGCAGAGTGATACCGCCACCTATGAAGTGGAGTTTTCGATGAGTGAGACGCAGCCAGCAGCACCCAACAACGACAATACGGCAGATGGCAACGGTCAAGAAGCTCTGTGGTATGACCCTGACAAGGATGCCAGCAACCCACATGCTGTATGGACGCAGATGAACTGGCGAGCAGAGCGTACCTGTAAAAACGGAGTATGGGGAAACTGGGTAATCAGCCGTATCAAAGGCGAGAAAGGCGACAAAGGACAGAGCACCTTCAAGAGCACCGTGTTCAAGCGCAGCAATACTGCACCAGCCACTCCGTCAGGAGGAAGCTATAATAGCCCGATTCCTGAGACCTCAGGATGGACGGACGGCATTCCAGCCACTCCAGAAGGTCAGATTATATGGGCATCGACTAGAATCTTCACCAGTGACGGACTGTCACCACAGCAGGCAGGATGGTCAACGCCACGTCAGCAGAGTGATACAGCCACCTACAATGTCAGATTCTCGATGAGCGATACGGAACCAGTAGCTCCAACTGATAGCAATACAGCCAATGGCAGTGGCAATGAAGCTTTATGGTATGACACTATCAAGGATGCCAATAACAGCCATGCCAACTGGACCAGAATGCAGTGGCGAGCAGAACGTAACTGTGTGAACGGAGTATGGGGAAACTGGGTAATAACACGTATCTGGGGAGAGAAAGGAGAGAAAGGAGACAAGGGTGACGGCTTCCGCAGCCGAGGTCAATGGGTGACAGGCACAGTGGCAAAGGTAGGTGATGTTTTCATCTTTGGAGACGCACTCTATCTGACCACTCAGGCCAACGAAGATGTTCCTCCCGTGATGTCGCTCCTTCTCGACGGAGCAGGCCGAAGAGTACTGAACGGCACTGGAGGTTATGTTATTGTTGATGAGGCTACCAACACCGATTATTACACGCTTTGGCTCAGAGCACCGATTACTATCATAGACAAATATGTGGAGTATGCCATTGGTGAGAATGGGCAGACCAGACCCACGACAGGTTGGAGTAAGACAGAACCGACAGTGGAAGATGGCGTGTATGTATGGAGTAGGGCAGTGACTGTATATAGCGATGGTGACAAAGTGGAAGTATATGCCGTCAGGCGTACAGGCATAGACGGCAATGGTATAGCCGACAGTCATCAGTATTTTGCCACCACGAAGGACCAGCTAGTCATGCCAGATGATGACTGGCGAGTAACCTGGTATGACCACTATGCCGACATGCCGACCCCAGAGCACGGCAGCTTTGTTTGGTCAAAGACCGTGATTACCTATGACAAAGGAGACATTCCGCAGGTAAGTTACATGTGTGGCAAGATAGGTCAGGATGGTGTAGGATACCTTGGTACTGAAGAATACTATGCACTGAGCAGCAGTAATCAGACACCGCCAGGAGGCTGGAATCATGTTGACGGCAGTGGAAGATACGTACCTCAGTCACCTTGGAATGAAGCACGTCCAACCAGCAGTCCCAATGCTTCTACTCCCTATTTGTGGAACTTTGAGATCAGTTACGACACAGAAGGGAACCAGCGTATTACTGAACCAATATGTATTGGTAACTTTGCCAGAGGTATTGCAGCTATCCTGGAGCTTTACGCCATCAGTAACGAGAGTGTACTGAGCAATACCGTCAAGACACTGAACTGGACAGACGAGGTTTACGATGCAGCCCCGACGGATGCCAAACCGTACCAATGGAATAAAGTCATCACAGCCTATAACGACTCCACCAAGACCAATGGCCAGTGGAACGAAGATACCTGTGATGTTCACTACCATATTTCCGCAGTAAAGGGAAGCAAGGGAACGAGAGGCAATTTCAAGAGCACCGTTTTCTGCAGGTTTAATCCTACCCAGCAGCAAGCCCGTCCCGCAACCCCGACAGGAGGAGACTATGACCATCCCGTACCTGATGGGTGGCACGATGGCGCACCAGCAGGAGCAGAAATTCTATGGTCATCCTCATGTACATTCTATGGAGGTGGAGGAAGCAGCGGTTGGAGTGTGCCAGCAGCTCAGAGTGACACATCCACCTTAGATTTAGAGTTTAGTCCATCCAACACTCAGCCTAATGTCCCAACAGGAAATACCCCATTCAGCAATCATGAAAGCGAAGGCTGGTATGACCCGTCGTCGCCTAATTTCTCGACAGCCGGACTGATGATATGGCGAGCCGAAAGAAAGGTAAGAAACGGACAGTATGAAGGTTCATGGGTCATTACGAGGATATACGGTGAGAAGGGAGACCCAGGTGATAGTTTTGCCTATAGAGGACACTGGCATACAGGAGTAGTAGCCAGCGTGAACGACGTATATGAGATGGCAGGCAATCTATACATCTGTAAGAAGGACAATACCGACGTACCACCAGTGATGACACTTCTGAAGGATGGAGCAGGCAACAGGGTACTTAATGGAGAAGGAGGCTATGTTATTATTGATGAGGCTATCAACAGCAGTTATTACGACTACTTCTTAGAAGGACTCAAACAGCCAGAAATGCCACATATAAGAAGCGTCCTGTCTGTTGACGAGTACTATGCAAGAGGTACGACAGACAATCCATCAGCACCTCCATCCGTACCAGTGCTGCAAGATAGCGGTAAAGTGTATTTCGATGAGGCAGTTTGGAGTAAAGACAGACCCAGAGAAGCCACTAATGCCGAGTATCCATATCTATGGAACTTTGAGTTAACCAACTTCTCAGACGGTACACAGAGCTTTTCTTATCCGCATTGTATTGGCAATTTCTCAGACGGTATTGCCGACCTTCAGAACTACTATCAGATTTCTGCCAAGTCAGAGCCAGAGATCGGCAGAGAATACCCAAGTGACATTCTCAATTGGACTACAGAGATTGTTGTGCCGACGGATGCCAAGCCGTACCAATGGAACAAGGAAGTAGTCAGGATGGCAGGAGGTGGTGAGAAGATATACTACCACATCAGCAGCGTGAAGGGAGCCAAAGGTGATGCCAGTGTCCGCTATTATATGATAGTTCATCCAGACAGCATCACGAAGAATGCCGATAACCAGTTTGTCAAAGGAAATTATGTTCTTGTCAATATGTATAGACAAAGTGGCAGTGACGTTCCTGTACACCTTACTGATTTCAACGAAGTAACCCTTCAGATCTCTTCAGATGGGACTGTCAGTGAAACTTGGAGGATGGGAGGTACGTACAGGCTATTGTTGAGCACGGATGTTACCCGGCTTGTCATTAATCTTGTTTCACAAGTCTCTGGTCATATTGTCGATACCAAGACCGTTGCCGTTGTCACTAATGGTTCACAGGGATTGCAAGGCTGTGTGACCAGAGTGACGGAATGGAAGGCCAATACGGAATACAGGAATGATGACGGAGTGGACTTCTCGCAAGGCTCACAACATGCCATCGGCTATATTGACGTAGTGGCACGTCCAGACGATGTGAATGCCACAGGCTGGAAGTTCTACAGATGTCTTTCAACACATACAAGTGGCAGCAGCTTCTCGTTGACGGTAAACGGCACGACGGTATGGGAAGAGTTGAGTGATGCAGGACCACTGTATACCAGTCTGCTGATAGCTAAGAACGCCTATATCAAATTTGGTACAGGCAACCAATTTGTGATTACCTCTCCTGGAGCCACCAAGAGCAGTGGTACTGTCAGCAAGCCATCGGGCTACACATGGCAGTATAACATCAATAACACTTCATGGCAGGATTATTCAGGTCAGGGAATCAGCAAACCTGGCTCTGGTAGTGTGGTGTTCCGTCTGCTAGAACCCAATGGTGCTATAATTAGTCGTGCTGAGGTGCCGACGTTACCGACATCAGGATTCACCTTGGTAGTAGATAAGAACTATGACACTGTTCTGAAATCGTCCGATGGAGTTATCGGTGATACCCTTTCCGTCATCAAGGCATACATTTATGGCGGACAAGGTTCTGTTCCATATGCTGCTGGCACATGGAGCATTACAGGTACAGGATGTACGCTAGACTCAACAGGATACGACGGCAATGCCAAAGTCATCAAAGTGACAGGAATGTCCAGCGACACAGCCACCGTTACTATCAAGTGTACCTTTGCAGGCGTACAGAAGAGTTATACTGTTTCTCTTGTCAGGAGACAGGACAGTGTAAAATACGCCATTTCCGTGAATCCTGTAGCAGCACTCACAGGAACTTCCTATGTTTATGCTTCACTGTACAGCTGGACGAAGGGTGACAAGGTAGTGGCTGGAATGCGAGGAACAGGTATCTCGGATGACAGTGTACGTATCTGGGCAGGCTCTACCAGCGAGAATGATATTAGCACGGCTCCTTTCAGGGTGACACAGGCGGGTAAGCTGATTGCCACCAATGCAGAGATAACTGGTAAGATTATTGCTACTGATGGAGTATTTACTGGTGTTATTCATGCCAGGGACGGAGAGTTTACAGGTACTATAACGGCTAAACAAGGGGGGAATATTGGAGGTTTTAAAGTTGATTACAATTTGTCTTTATTTGCTTTTAGTGACGGATTGGACGCAGGGAGTAGGCATAATGGGCATGTTGACAGTTTAACCATTAAACCATCTGGAGTTACTTTAACAAGAGGGCAATACAACAACAGTACAACCATTTCTGCTTTACAATCATCTATTACTATCGGACCAGCAGCAGAAATTAGTGGAGACTATCATGGTAACGTGAGAATTGTTAACCGCCACTCTGATGCTTCATGGCCTTTACTTGTTAACTTCGGAATTTATTTAGATGTCCAAGGTGCAAGGAATTGGGATGACGACCCCACGTTCGGCAATCATGCTTTGCTTATAGCAAAAGGAAATATTGCAGGATTCAGAAAAGAGACAAGGCGCGTTGGCAGTTCTCAAACTTTGTCAATTTATGACAACAATGTGTTCTGCACGAAAGAAAATATTACTCTCACTTTACCAAACGCACCAGAAGATGGTCAAGAATATGTTATAATACCATACGGGCGTGTTTACATCACCGCAAGCGGAACAGATAAAATTCGTCACCCAAACGGTTCGTTTTATACGAATGTGTCATTCGGCGGCTATAAGCATCATTGGTTAATATATGATAGTGTTAATAAAATATGGAACGCGGATTGGGGTTCTTAAAAGGACAACAACAATTAAATATAACAACTGATTATGAAGAAAGAAAAAAAGAAAATCAAAATCAATTTTGAAGATGTCGGTATCTATACTGACATCGAGCACAAAACAATGGTGCGGCTTGATATGAGGAAGAAAATTGCCAACGACCTCTATAACCACGGTCAAGGCATAGATT